TATTTACAGAAGTTATTTGGTGGTACCCAAGTTCTGGATCTGATTTTAATAATAGATCAGTTGCTTATAATTATGGTGAAGCAAAACAACCACCTTTAGGTACATGGTATACAAATACTAATACTAATTTTAATAGAACAAGTTGGATGGATACTTTAATTTATCCACAACCATACGCTACTCAATTTAATAGTACTTCTTCAGGTACTTTTCCATCAATTATTGGAGAATCAGGACTAGGTCAAACCGTTTATTTTGAACACGAAACAGGTACAGATCAAATTAATCCTAATGGATCTACTACTAAACTTACTTCGTTTATCCAATCATTTAGTTTTTCTTTACAAGCAGAACAGAGTGAAGTATTTCTAGCTATGAGAAGATTTTTACCTAATTTTAAAGTGCTAGCAGGTAGTAATAATGTTACAGTTGGAATTACAGATTATCCTGCAACTGATACAGTTGATTCTACTTACAGTCCTTTTACAGTTTTGCCAACGACAACACATGTTGACACACGAGCTAGAGGAAGATACGCAAATTTAAAAATAGAAAATACAAATGCCGGAGAAAATTGGAGATTTGGAACTTTTCAAGTAGATATACAACCAGATGGAAGGAGATAATAATGTCAAAAGGAACACATAAAACAAAAGATGGACGCACTGCCAAAAAAGGTTTGTGGTACAACATTCATCAAAAAAGAAAGCGTGGAGAAAAAATGAAAAAGAAAGGAGCTAAAGGTGCACCCACTGCTCGTGCTTTTAGAAGAAGTCAGGCCTAATGACAGGACCTGCTTTACGAGGATATGGGAGAGCCTATATGGCCTCTGGCGGAAGAACACCCGCGTGGCAAAGAAAAGAAGGAAAAAATCCAACAGGAGGTTTAAACAAAAAAGGCGTAGCTTCTTATAGAGCAGCTAATCCTGGGTCTAAACTTAAGACAGCGGTAACAACTAAACCTTCTAAATTAAAAAAAGGATCAAAAGCTGCCAACCGTAGAAAAAGTTTTTGCGCGAGGATGACCGGGATGCGTAAAAGACAAAAGCCTAGTAATAATACAGGTGATGATAGATTATCTAAATCATTAAGAAAATGGAATTGTTAAATGACAAAAATAGTAGTAAGATTACCAGAACCTAAAAAAGAATACACCGAAGATAATCAAAGACAAATTAATAGAGCAATTAGTTTAGTTGTAGAACAATTAAACTCTACTTTTTTAACACAACAAAAAGAAGATCAAGAAAGGTTTACGTGGTTTAATGGCTAATATATATAGAAAAGTAAATACTGATTTAGTAGCTTCTACAGTTAACACAGCTTATACCGTTCCCTCTAATTCACGAGCGTTGGTTAAGTCTATTCATGTATATAATAACGGCGCGGGAGCCGCGGATATAACTGTTACTATTGGAGATTATGCAAGTGGAACAGATTTTATTTATGATAATGCAGCTACACTCGCAGCTAAAGCTAAAGAAGAATTTGTAACTAATATATTAGTGTTAGAAGAACAAGATACATTAAAATTTTTATCTGATATAACAGGACCAGATGTAACAGTAAATTTATTAGAAATTAATAGGGAGGATAAATAACATGTCGTTTAAAGAACAAGAAGCAAGTATACAATATGAAAAGTTAGATGGTAAGGATGTACCTTTCATCAAGCCTGAAGTATGGGTCACTCTGACGAATACTGAAACTGGTAAAGAATACCAGTCAGATAAAGAAGCAGATGATGATGTAAATGATGCTAATACTACAACTAAAAAAGAACACATTAAGAGGGATGTCGAGCTAAGAATAGCAGAAATTCCTTTAGGTTCTGCTAGTAAATAGCATTGACGATTGATGAAAAAGTTAGTAAATTGTGATACAATAGCATTATTACAAGTCTTGCAAACTTGCTTTTCATTTACAACACAAAGATAAAATATGGGATTTTTAAAAAAGATATTCAAACCAGTTTCCAAAGTACTAGATAAGATAGTACCTAATGAGATAAAGCCTGCTTTACCTTATTTATCAGCGTTTGCGCCGATGATGTTAGGTCCAGGAATTATGGGATCTTCAATGCTACACAGAGGTTTGATGTCTGGTGGATTAAATCTTTTAGGACAACTATCTCAAGAAGGTAGTGAAGGAGATGCAAATTTATTATCTACATTAATGGCAGGTGGTATTGGTGCATTAACTGCGCCGGGAAGTAAAGACTTGATAACTAGAAATATGCATCCAACAGAAGGAGTTATAGAATCAATAGTGCCGGGAACTACGGCTGCGCAAGACTCTATAGCATCTGGTATAGCTAAATATGGAAAAGATAGTGCGATGGGAGACCTTTTAACTCCTTTAGGAAAAGCTTCTAAATTTTTAACCGATCCAGGTTTAGTAAAATATGGAATACCGGCGGCTCAAGGTACAATGGATTTAGCTTATGCTGATGCTGTACGTCAACAAAGAGATTTAGAAAGCGATCAAGCAAGTGACGACGGCGGTGGTGAGGATGCAAATAGAGCATTAGCTATTAGACAATCTATGGAAGCTTATGGCTTTACAGAAGAAGAAATTTTAGATGCGATTGCAGCGGCAGGATATAAAGCTGGTGGAAGAGTAGGTATAATGAAAGCAAAACGTGGATTAGTAAATGAACCAGGTGGTTATGCAGGTTATAAATTAAATGATTTTGCGTTAGATGAAGATCTTTTTAATATGTCTGGAGTAAAAAGATATTATTTAAAAGATATGTCTGATGATGGAGAAACTTATGATGCAGACACAGTAAGAGATATGATTTATGGTGGTCAATACGCTTCAGGTGGAAGAGTAGCATTAGCTTTTGGTGGAATAGATTCTGCGGTAGAAAAAGTTGATGATGTAGAAATAAAAGAGAATATACAATTTGCTCAAAACATGGATATGCCTATGGAAGACCTAGTGGAAGAATTTATGATTATTCATAAAAGAAAACCTAACAGTTTAGATGAATTAAAAAGATTTTATAAAGATAAATATGAATACAAAGGTCCTGCAGATGTTAAAATGAAAGAAACAATGACTGAAAGATTTACAGCTAAAGATGGTGGAATGATGAGTGTTTTACCTAGAGGTAAAGAAATGGATTACAGAGATGGAGGAATGATACCTATAGGATCAAAAGAAAAAGCAGATGATGTACCTGCTAGACTTTCTAAAAATGAATTTGTAATGACTGCTGATGCAGTTAGAGCAGCTGGTGGTGGAAGTGTTAATGAAGGAGCAAGACGAATGTATAATTTAATGAATAACTTAGAGGCACGAGCATAATGGCATCGGAATTTGATACAGTACAAACAACGGTAACGAAACCGGCACCCTTATTAGAAGGTTCACTTACAGCCTTTTTAAAATCAATTGATAAATTAGGAAAAGGTGCAATACCTGCTGCAGGTTTTACTGGTATTGATACATCTAAATACGATCCTAAAGTAGCTGCACAAGATGCTTTACAAAAACAAGCTACACAAGCTGCTGCTGGATTAGGAGCACTTACAGGTCCAGATGCATACAAACCATACATGTCGCCTTATCAGCAACAAGTTATGGACACAACTCTTGCTGAGTTTGATAGACAAGCAGCAATTGATTCACAAGGTTTAAGAGATCAAGCTATTTCTCGAGGAGCTTATGGTGGTGGAAGAGAAGGAGTTATGGCCGCTGAACAGTTAAGAGGTTCACAAATGAACAGAGCTAACTTACAAGCACAATTATTAAATCAAGGATTTCAACAAGCACAACAAGCCGCACAACAAGATATGATGGCTCAACAAGGACTTGGAACTTATCAAAGTCAACTAGGTCAACAACAACAAGGATTCGAACAAGCTAAACTAGACGCAGCACAAATTGCAGCTAGAGAAAAAGAATTCCAACCATTCACACAATTAGGATTGATTGGTCAACAACTTGCACAAATTCAACCAGGAGCATTCCCGACTCAAACAGTCGGATATGCACCACCAGCAGCACCAGCAAGTCCAATGTCACAATTCTTAGGTGCAGGTGCAGGTATCGGTGGAATGATGGGTAAACTAGGATTATTTGGATAATGAGTAAAATTTTAAGAAGACCAATGTTTAGAGGCGGATCCGTTTCTAGTTATGGAAATGGTATTGCATCGGGGCTTGCTGATGGTGGAAGAGTTAACTATGCCGGCGGAGGACAAATTGGTGGTGGTACAATTTATGGAACACCAATGGCAGATGGTAGATATGGATTTAAAAAGTCTGTATATAAATCGCAAAGAAAAATACCTTTCATTCCAGAATCTAAAACTTTGATGCCGCAGGATTTAGGTGCACCTACAGGTACCAAAACTCAGAGTTATTTGCAAGGTGTAGGGGGTCCAATGTTTACAGGGGCTGACATAATGAATTTTATTCAAGATAATCCTAAATTTGGAGGAACAGATTTTACTGGTGCTTTACAAGGTAAATGGAATCCCGAAACAAAAAGATGGGAAGCACCCTCGGCAAAAGCTGCTCAATATGCATTAGAACAAATGAACGATCCGGAATTACAAAAAGTTATGAGAAATATGATGGATCCTGACTTTGCTTTATTAGATCCTGATAAAACTCCAGAAGAAAATGCTAGTGTTGTAGAGACAGATGAAGACAGAGCAAATATAATGGAAATGTATAGGTCCGGTCAAAGTGATGCCGCGATGGAAAGTCAACAACAATTAAAAGAAATTTTAGAAAACCAAAGAATTAAAAATAAATCATATGAAAAAGATATTTTAGATCAAAGAAAACAAACGGTAGATCAACCAATTGTAGGAGTTACCGAAGAAGTTAAAGAAGAAGTTAAAGAATCTTTTGAAGATGATGGAACAGAAATGGGTTTTCAAAAAATAGCTGATCAATATTATGATGCTTTAACATCAGGATCTCAAGAAAGATTAGATGCTAGAAAAGCAATAGAAGAACAAAAAGGAAAAGATAAAATATCAAGAGCTAGAAAAACTGATGCTTTTAATACTATGTTAAAATTCTTTGAAGGTTCACAACAAGAAGGAGCTACAGTAGGAAGTTCTGCTGCAGAAGCTTCTAAATATTTAACATCAAAACCAAGTGCTACTGAACTTGCAATGGATAAAAGAGATACTAGAGAAGAAGCTCTCTCTGATAGAGATTTCTTAAGAGAAGAAGGAAGAAGAGATACCGCTGCTCAAATGGCATTTAAAGAAATGACATCAAAAGACGCCGCATACCTAGCTTACAAAAGACAATCGGCATTATTAGATAAAAGATTAGATGCCGCTGTAGATCTTGAAGATAAAAAAGCAATTAGACAAGAACAAAGAATTTTAGATGATCGGGCATTTCAAAGAGAATTAAAACAACTGGTAATTGATTCTAAAGATGACAGAACTGCTTTAGAAAGAAATATTAAATATATAGCAAAAAAATTTAATGTAGACGAAGACAAAGCTTTCAAACTTTACAAAGGTGATCCAGCAAACTTTCAAGCGCAATTAGATGCCACTATAGGTAAAACTGGTTATATAAATGAAGAAAGTTTTAGAGCCGCTGCTAGAACATTTTATGGAAACGATTTTATAGAGGACCTAACTTTAACCGAAATACCTAATGTAGGAGATCCTGCTGAAGGACAAAAAAATGGTTACTACACAGATAGTGTAAAACAAATAGTTATTAAAATAACCGATGGAATAGTAGAAGACGTTAGATCTTACAACTAATAGGGGGTAAAATGGTTTTTCAAATTGTAGATCCACAAGCTACCTTAGACCAAGCAGAAGAAAATAACGAAATTGGAACAATACAATCTATTTTAGCTGGAATTGGTTCAGGTCTTTTTAAAATACCTGAAGGCTTTGCTTCTTTAGGTGCAACCTTAATGGATCTTGGAGCAGATACTAACAAAGCTGCTGAAGTAGAAAAATATTTTGCAGACATAAATCCTTTTGATGAAATGGCAGAAGCTACTACTGCCGGAAAAATTACAGAACTTTTAGTTAACCTTGCTGTACCAGGTGGTATTGCTTTTAAAGCAGGAACTTCTCTTGCTAAAGGAGCTATTGTAGCTTCTCAAAGTGGTAAGTATATGAATCTTACAGGTAAAGCGGGACAACAAATATCTAAAGGTATTCAAAATAAAATAACTAAATTAAAAGGACCTGACTTAACAGCTCGAGGTAAAGCAGTTACGTTTGGATCGGGAGCTGTTGCAGGTGGAGTTGCTGAAGGAATTTTTGTAGGTGATGTAGAAGACGCAGGGACATTTGGAGATTTAATTGGTGGACCCACAGAATTAGATAGAGGACTAGAAGGATCTGATTATGATCCCGCACAAGAATTATTAAATAGATTAAAATTTGGAATAGAAGGTGCGGCTTTTACTGGATTATTAGGAGGGGCAGGATTAGGGATTAGAAAGTTAAGAGATACTACCAACGCAGGTAAAGTTGTAGATGGTAAGTTTAATAAATGGTTAGACAAATGGATTTCTCAACCTTTAAGAGCTAGAGGAAAACAAACTCAAGAAGCATTTTTACAAGAAAGAAAATTAAAAGGAGCTACCGCTTCTGACATGAACGTTACAGAAAATGTAGTTAGAGAATTAGATGGACAGATTAGTAAATTATTTCCATTCTTTAGAAGAGTAATTGGAGATAAAACCGTAGACACTAAAAGAAAAGAACTTCTTAACCAAATGAATGAAGTTTTATTATCAAGCGAAAAAAATGTAAATAAATTAGATCCTCTTATTACTACCACTAAAGGACCTGGAGGAGAACTTATAGAAAAAATTAAATTTGGTAAAATGAATACCAAAGCTATGGAAAGATTTACTAAAGAATTACAAAAACTTGGTGCAAGTGCTGATGATATTAATAATATAAAATTAAACCTAGGTATTATGAGACAAGGATGGGGTGATTTATTTACTTCCATGGGGAAAAGATTAGATGCTGATGGAGCTACAGAATTTAGAAATGTATTCGGAGATAAAGTTAGAACTTGGTTAGATTCTACCTACGATGTATTTAAAAATAGAAAATCTAAATTAGGAGAATTATATACTCCAACTAAAGAAGTAATGGAAGCTGCTAAAACTTCTTTTAAACAATTATATAGAAAAAATGTTGGTAAAGAATTATCAGATGCAGCAGCACAGCAAGAAGTTTTAAAAGTTTATAATTCTGCAAAATTAGAACAAGGTTTTAAATTAAATTCTAAATCAGATCCGTACTTTAAAGTACCAGAATTTTTTGTAGGTAAATCTGCGGCTGATGATGCTTTAAAAGTTAGTGATACTAGGTTAGCTGAACTAACAAAAGCTCAAAGAGAAGTAATAGAAGATTTATTTGGTAAAGGTAATGATGCTTTTCAAACTATTTTAAATGGTACTAACAAATTGTCTTCAATTGTAAGACGTAATGAGTACTTTGATAATCTTTTAAATACTTCTAATGAATTAAAAGCCGCTGGTAAAACTCCAACGTTTGCTAATAGTAGAGATGAAGCTGCAAAATTATTTGGAGGAATAGAGGGAGTAGATTGGAAAGCTGTAACTCCTGTAGTTAAAACTTCAAGAGGAGTTAAAGGAGTAGAAGTTATTGATCCTAATTTAGATTACAAACAAACTTTAAGACCATTAAAAGGAGAACGTAAACCTACTTTTAGAAAACAAGATGCAAAACGGGGTGAGATTGATATGGAACTTCCTATTCATAACCCACTACAAACTAAGTATGCATTAACCGGAACCGTTGATGGTATTGTAAGGCCGGTTGATGAAATTGCAACAGGTAGTGGTTTAACTTCACAGCTTTATCAAAATTTAATTTTATATCCTAAAGCTACATCTCAAATGGCTAAAACAATTCTTTCACCATTTACTCATGCTAGAAACTTTTTAAGTGCTGGTGCGTTTGCAATGGCAAATGGTATTATTCCATTTTCTGATCCTGCTGCGGTTAGACAAGCGTGGAATGCTTTACAAGTGGCTGGCCCAGGAACAAGAAGAACAAATGAATTTTATCAAAAGCTTTTAAGATTAGGAGTCGTAAACTCTCAAGTACAATTAGGAGATCTACAAAACTTATTAAAAGATGTTAACTTTGGTGGGGTAGCTGGTAAGCTTGCGTCCGCAGATAACTTAGCTAGTTATGGATTAAATAGATTACTTAAAGGTTTATCTAAAGTTAAAAAGTTTTCCGAAGATGCATACACAGCTGAAGATGATTTCTGGAAAATATTTAGTTGGTTAGGTGAGTCTAAAAGATTAAAAAATGCTTATAGAAGTGCGGGCTTACAGCTAGGACAAAAATTTACAGACATGAATGGTAATGTAGTAAGACTAACAGATGATTTAATAGACCAACAAGCAGCAGACATTATTAAAAATAATATTCCTAACTACGCCTATGTTTCAGAGTTTGTAAAAGGTTTAAGAAAATTACCGCTTGGAAATTTTGTGTCTTTCCCAGCAGAAATAATGAGAACAGGAACAAATATTGTTTCAAGAGGTTTAGATGAAATTTTTTATACTACTACTATTAATCGTAAACAAGTTAATCCTTTTAGAACCATTGGTCTTAAAAGATTAGGTGGAATGGCGTTTACAACTACTGCTGTACCTGCGGGAGTTGTGGCAGGAGCTTCAGCAATCTACGATGTAACTGCAGATGAGCGTGAAGCATTAAGAAGATACGTAGCTGACTGGTCTAAAAATTCTACACTCGTTCCAATCAGAAACAAAGAAACAGGTAAGTTAGGGTATGTAGATTTTAGTCATACTAATGCTTACGATACTTTAACTAGACCTATTCAAACTATACTTAATAAAGTTCAAGCAGGAGAAAAAGACAAAGATGGAATGATGGATGATTTCTTACTTGGATTAATTGAATCTACAAAAGAAATAGGTTCACCTTTTATTACTGAATCAATTTGGACAGAAGCTTTATCTGATTTAGTTATGAGAGGAGGAGTAACTAGAGAAGGATTTAAAGTTTGGAATAAAGAAGATCCTCCAGGTAAAAAAATATCTTTGGGAATTTCTCATTTAATATCTGCTCAAGCTCCACTAAACTGGAAACAACTTCAAAGAATTGGTTTATCTATGAAACCTATCAATGATAAAGGAAGAATAGATGATAGAGGTAGACAATATGAATTAGGAAATGAATTAATGGGTATAGCTGGCATGAGGGTAGTAGATGTAGAACCTGAAAAAGGAATTATTTATAAGACAGCAGATTATTTAAGAGGTGCTAGAGATTCTAGAAGTTTATTTACTAAAGTAGCTTTAAGAGGTGGAGAAGTTACACCCGAAGCGTTAGTTGATGCTTATATTAATGCTAACAGAGCTTTATTTGAAAATCAAAAAACATTATATAAAGATTTAGAAGCAGCTAAAGTTTTAGATGCTGATCGAAGTAAAATTATTCCTTATGTAATTGGTAAGGTAGGCAAGAGAAGTTACGGTGCTATGAGTAATGGACAATTTATTCCTTATCTTCCATCTAAAAATGTATTTATAAAATCTCAACAAATAACAAAAGAGATTAGAGAAGTAGATCCTACCTATAAAGATCCTTTACCAGAAGCAATGTCAGTAATAGGTAATATTAGAGGAGACTTATTTAATTTAAGTTTAGATACTGATGAAGGATTACCTGATATAATTAATCCACTTAAAATTACTTTAGGTTCGGAACTTTTAGGAGCAGCCCAATTACCTTTTCAACAACTAGGATTTTTAGGAGAAGGTAATGTAACAGGAGTTCCTACAACTGTTGATACTCCTTACGATCAACTGAAATCAATAGATCAAAAAATAGATAGAATAAACAAAGTAGATAGTTTAATATAACACTATGGCAATACAACCAAAAACAACTAGAGAACATATCATATCGCTTTACGGATATATTACAGGATTACGAAAAGACGTTAAACATATGCACGAAGGTATTCACGATTTGGGCGGTAAAATAGATAAGATCTATTGGGTGTTATTGGGTACTGTTGGGGCGGTATCACTTCTGCTATTTGAAAAAGTATTAGATAAAGGGTTTTTATTTTGGTAAGATAGACTATGCAATTAAGTAAACATTTTAAACTCGAAGAGATGATCAAGTCAATGACCGCTACGCGTAAAGGCATTGATAACTCACCAGGAGCAGGTGATATAAAAAATTTGGAGAACGTATGTTATGAAATATTGGAACCAGTTCGTGCCCACTTTGACAAACCAGTTACTATTACATCAGGCTACCGCAGCGAGGCCTTGTGTGAAGCGATCGGCAGCAAAAAAACGTCGCAGCATGCGAAGGGCCAGGCC